TCGCGCCGCAGCTCTAACAGATGCAGCGGTATTGCCTCGCCGCGCAGCAAACGCCCGGCGCCGAGGCGGAATTCCGCGTGAAGTGTTGCAGCGAATGGCAGAACGCGGCCGCGACCTGGTTGTCGATGACGGCGTGGGATGCCTGCGCCGATCCGACGCTGACACTCGAGGCCTTCGCCGGCGAGCCCTGCTGGATCGGCGGCGACCTCGCGCAACTCGATGACCTGGCGGCCGTGGCGCTGGTGTTTCAGCGGGACGATCGGCTCGTGGCGTTCGTGCGGTGCTACCTGCCGGCGGGCGTCGTCGCGGACCGGGCGCGCCGGGTCCCGGAGTATCGCCTCTGGAAAGAGCGCGGCGAGCTCGTGATCACCGAGGGCACGATGATCGACTACGCGCGGATCGAGGTCGACCTCCGCGCCTGGTGCGCGCAGTTTCAGGTGCGCGATATCTGCTTCGATCAATTCGGCTCGGTGCAGATCGCCGGCGCGCTGTTCAACAACGGCCTGCCGGCGCGGACCGAACCGAAAAACGCGAAGACGTGCACGGCGCCGGCGCGCGAGCTCGAGGCGCGCGTGACGCACGGGCGCTTTCGGCATGACGGGAATACCTGCCTGCGCTGGCAGGCGAGTAACGTCGTCGTCTCGCGCGGCGTCGACGATTCGGTCGTGCCGAAAAAAGAAGCGGCCGAATCGCCGCACAAGATCGATGCGATCGACGCGCTGGTCTCGGCGATCGGCGGCGTGCTCCGCGCCCAGGCGCCGGCGCCGGTGTACGCGATGCTGGTGGTCGGGTGAGTCGCCCGCCCGGGCGGCCGCTCGGGTCGACGCGCGTCGGCGAACCGCGCACGAGCGTGTCGGTCTGGTTGCCCGCGAGCGCGCACGATCGGCTGATCAAGCTCGCCGCCAAAGAAGAGCAAAGCATCTCGAAAACGATCCGCGACCTGTTGAAATTGCAAGGCCCGAAATAGAGTTTTTCCAACTAAATTAATTCGCGGGGATCTGATCGGTCGCATCCTTGTGCGCGAATCGTGGATCGCGCCTACTCGCTCCTCGAAATCAAATCGGTCCAGGCCGAGCACCGGACGTTTTCCGGCATGGCCTCGACGCCGGAGCTCGATCGGCAGGGTGACAGCGTCGACCCCGCCGGCGTGATCTTCAAGAATCCGCTGCCACTGCTCTTCCATCACGACCAGCGACAACCGATCGGCACGGTCACCCTGACGACGACGCCCGAGGGCATCGCGTTCGAGGCGACGATCCCGGTCGTCAAGGATCCGGGCCGGCTGCAGACGCGTGTCGACGAGGCGTGGCACAGCATCAAAGCCGGCGTGCTCACGGGCGTCTCGATCGGGTTTCGCATCCTGGCCGGCGGCGCCGAAACCCTCAAGGGCGGCGCGCGGAAGCTCCTCAAAACCGAAGTCTTTGAACTCTCCCTGGTCACCATTCCCGCCAACGCGAACGCGACGATCCGCACCGTGAAATCGCTGGTGCGTCAAGAGAGGCCCGTGATGAAACAGACGATTGGCGAACAAGTCGCGGCGTTCGAGAACAAGCGCGCGGCGCAGGCGGCGCGGATGGTCGACCTCATGGAGAAAGCCGCCGAGGCCGGGTCGACGCTGACCGAGGACGAGTCGAGCGAGTACGACGAGCTCGAGCAGAAAAACGTCGACATCGATCAGCATCTGGTGAGACTGCGGGCGCTCGAGAAGGCGCAGATCACGACCGCGACCGCCGTGCCGGTCAACCAGGGCGGCCTGTCGCTGTCGACGCATTCGGTCATCACGGTCAAACCAAACGTCAAGCCCGGAACGGCGTTTATCCGGTTGTGTCAGGCCAAAGCGGTCAGTGGCGGATCGATGGCCGATGCGATCGCCTATGCGGCCCGCTGGCGCGAGTCTACGCCGGAAGTCGAAATGGTCCTGAAGGCGGCGGTCGCCGCCGGCACGACGACCGATGCGACCTGGGCCGGGCCGCTCGCGCCGATCAAGCCGATCACCGACGAATTTCTGGCCTACCTGCGGCCGGCGACGATCCTCGGCAAGATTTCCAGCTTCATGAAAGTACCCTTCAACGTCTCGGTCGCCGCGCAGACCGGCGGCGGGACCTACCAGTGGGTCGGCCAGGGCGCGCCGAAACCCGTGGGCAAGCTCGCCTTTGCCACGGTCACCTTGGGCATCACCAAGTGCGCCGGGATCATCGTGATCACCGAGGAGCTCGCGCGCAACTCGTCGCCCGACGCCGAGGAAGTCATCCGCCGCGACATGGTCGCCGGGATCGCGCAGTTTCTCGACAGCGAATTCATCGACCCGACGAAAGCGGCCGTGGCCGGCGTGTCGCCCGGGTCGGTCACCAACGGCGTCACGCCGATCACGACCGCCGGCACGACGCCCGCGAACGCGCGCACCGACGTGCAGGCGCTCGCCAATGCGATGACCGCGGCGAATATCTCGACGGCCGGCGCCTACCTGATTCTCTCTGAGACGAACGCGCTGGCGCTCTCGAGCGGCCTCAACGCCCTGGGGCAACCGCTCTTCCCAGGCATGCAGCAGACCGGCGGCACGATCCTCGGCTACAACGCGATCACGTCACAGGTCGCCGGCACCACGGTCGCGCTCGTGCAACCGCAGCAGATTCTGTATGCCGACGACGGCGGCGTCACGATCGACGTGTCACGCGAGGCGTCGCTCCAGATGGATTCGGCGCCGATGGCGGTGCCCGATGCGACGGTCGTGCTCACGAGCCTGTGGCAGATGAACTACGTCGGCCTCCGCGCCGAACGGTTCATTAACTGGAAAAAGGCGCGGACCGGCGTCGTGCAGTACACCGTCGCGACCTACACGGCCTGAGCGATGCCGATCCCGATGACGGTCCTGCGCGCCGGGTACTGGGACGGTCTGTATGCCCAGCCCGGCGACGCGATCACGGTCGACGAGTCCTACGTTGAGCCGCTCACGATCGCCGGGTTCGCGACACAGGAGCACACATGGCCGGTGAAAGTCTCGACGTCGTCGCGCGGATCTACCACACCGAAAACGGGAACGCCCACGACGAAGGCGAGACCTACGCCGTAACCGATCGCCGCCTCGCGGAAACGCTGCGCGGCATCGGGTTTGTGTCGATCGCCGGCTGGACGCCGCCGCCGCCGGATGATCCGGCGACCGGCGCCACGGCCGGCACACCAGGCACGTTCACGCCGGCCGGGTCGAGTATCCCGGCGGACTTCGCCGCGCTCGGCAGCGTCGTCGCGACGCCGGCGACGGCCTGGACGACCGGCCAGTACGTCGCGCTCGGCGATACCAGTCACGCCTCGTGGAACGCGACCGCGTGGATCGTGGGCCCCGCGGTCTGAGCGTATGAGCGTCCTGTCCGCGCTCCGCTCGATGCTGGCGTCGTCGTTCCAAACGGCGCGGCCCGTCGGCAGTTCGGCCTGGTGGCCGGTCACGGTCCGCGAACCGTATACCGGCGCGTGGCAGGCGAACGCCGAGATCCGCGTCGACACGGCGCTCTCGAATCCGACCGTGTTTCGGTGCGTGTCGCTCATCGCCGGCGACATCCGCAAGACGCCGCTGCGCCTCGTCGCGCTCGACCGGAACGGCATCTGGACCGAGACGAGCTCGGCGGCGTTTTCGCCAGTCCTGCGCAAGCCGAACCGCTACCAGACCATCGGCCAGTTTCTGGAACAGTGGACGCTGTCGCGGTTGCTCTACGGCAACACCTACGTCCTGAAAGAGCGCGACGATCGCGGCGTCGTCGTCCGGCTCTACGTGCTCGACCCGTGCCGGGTGACGCCGCTCGTCGCGCCGGACGGGAGCGTCTACTACCAACTCCACGCGCACGACCTGGCCGGGCTGCCCGAGGGCGAGCTCGGCGCGCCGGCGCGCGAGATCATCCACGACCGCTGGAATTGCGCCTTTCATCCGCTCGTCGGGCTGTCGCCGCTCTACGCCTGCGGCGGCGCCGCGCTCGAGGCGAACACCATCCAGGCGCAATCGACCGAGTTTTTCTCGAAAGGCGGCCGCCCGAGCGGCCTCCTCGTCGCGCCGACGGAAATCGATCAAAAAACCGGCGAGCGCCTGAGCGCGATGTGGCACAGCCTCGGGCCGGGCAAGACCGCGATCGTCGGCTACGGGATGAAATACCAGGACATCGGGACGTCGGCGGTCGATTCGCAACTGACCGAACAGATTGACGGCACCGTCGCGACGATCGCCGGCTGTTTCGGCGTGCCGATTTCCTATGTCGACTCGAGCAAGCAACAGGCGTACGCCGGGAACAGCGAAGCGACGCAACTGCAGTACCTGTCGCAGTGCCTGCAGGTCCACATGACGGCGATCGAGTGCGCCTGGGATGAGGGCTGCGAACTGCCGGCGCCGTACGGGACCGAATTCGACATCGACGTCTTGATGTGGATGGACACGGCCACGAAGACGAAGGCCGCCGCGGACGGCATCGGCGCCGGCGCGCTGACGCCGAACGAGGCGCGGTTCAAGTATTTCGGCCTCGGCCCCGTGCCGGGCGGCGACTCGTGTTACCTGCAGCAACAGATGTTCTCGCTCGAGGCGCTCGCGATTCGCGACGCCGATGATCCGTTCGCGACACCGACGCCGCCGGCGCCCGCGGCCCCGGCCGCCACGCCCGCCGGAGAGCCCGCGCCCGTGGGGACGCCATGACGCTCGAATTTTCGCGCGTCACCGTCGCCGCGCCGCTGGTCACGCTGCCCGTCGCAAAGGCGCATCTGCATATCACCGACACCGCGCACGACGCCGACGTCACACAGAAGCTCGCGGCGGCCCAGGACCAGATCGTGGCGAAGCTCGGGGCGGCGGCCGATGCGACGTGGACGGATACGACCGTCCCGCGGCCCGTGCAGCATGCGATCTTGCTCCTCCTCGACGCGCTCTACGAACGCCGCGGCGGCGACGAAGGGGCGACGCTCCTCAAAAAAGCCCTCGAGGCCGTCGACCTCCTGATCGCGCTCTATCACGATCCGACCCTGGCATGAATACCGGCGCGCTGCGATCCCTGGTGACGCTCGACACGCCAAACGGCGCGAACGGCTATTTGCCGCTCGATCCGCCGACGTGGCCGTGCGCCCAGGCGAGCCAGGGGACCGGCCAGGCGATGCTCCTGACCGGCCGATTCCACCCGGGCATCAACACCGCGACGCGCGTGCACTTCGCGGATGGGCGGATCTTCCACGTCGATTCGGTGATCAACCGCGACGAGCGGGACGTCGAGCTCGTCGTCGCCTGCCGCGAGGTCTTCGAGTAATGGCCGTGACCTGGACGGGCCTCGATCGGCTCCTGGCGGACCTGGACACGCTCCCGGCCGATCTGACCACGGACGCCGACGGCATTCTCACCGCGCGCGCCGAGACGGCCAGGAGCGCGATCGCCGCCGCCTATACCTCGGCCGCGCTGCGCCGCGGGCTCGTGCTCACGCCGGCGCCCGACCGCGTGGCCGGGCGTGTCCTGCGGCAGCGCGCGCCCCACGGCTACCTCTACGAACACGGATCGCACGACCGCGAGAACAAGGCCGGCGCCAATCGGGGCCGGATGCCCGCGCATCCGACCTTTGTCCCGATCGCCGCGCCCGCGCAAAAGGCGGCGATCGCGGCCGTCGTCGATCGGCTGTATGTCCACGGCGCCACGCGCGTGAGCGGTGACGCTACGACCGCTTGAGAGGGAGTCACCAATGTCGATCAAGACCGGACGCTACGGGAAAGTCAGTTGGGATCCGGCGGGCGGCTCGACGCTCGTCCAGATCGTCTCGATCAACGCCTGGAAGGGCAGCTTCAAGACCGAGTACGAGGACGTCAGTTGTTTCGGCGACTCGAACCGCGTGTACATCCCGGGCCTCATGGATATCAGCGGCTCGTTCGAGGGCTTCTGGAATTCCGCGGAGCTCGCGCTCTTCAAGGCGGCGATGTCGCCGACGCCGGGGACGTTGCAGTTGATGCCGAACGCGACCGAGTCGGGATTTCTCTGGCAAGGCCTGGCGTACATGGACGCCGACATTGATTGCTCGATGGAGGCGCCGAAAATCACCGGCGAATTCAAGGCGGCCGGCGCGTGGACCGTGCCGGGCCAGATCGTCGCGACCGGCGCGACCGCGGGGCTCCCGGGCAGCTTCACCCCGGCCGGCGCGACGCCGCCGCTCGCGCTCGCGAACATGACCGGCATCGTCGCCTCGCCCGCGACGAATTGGACCGTCGGCCAACACGTCGAGATGGGCAACGGGCTGGACGCGAACTGGAATGGCACCGCCTGGGTGGCGGGCGTGCATCCCTGATGTTTCAAGGCGACGTCACGCTGCGCGGTCTCGAGGCGACGGTGGTGTGGGGCTACCACACCGCCGCCGTCTGTCGGACCTGGACCGTGCAGCGCACGCCGGCCGGGACGTGGACGCTGCAGGCGCAGCTGCAGCGGGCCGATCGGTTTCAACTGCGCCAGCGTGATCTCAAGTTCACCGCGCCGCGGATCGGCGGGTTTTTCTGCTGGCCGATCCTCGGCGTCACCCTGGGCGAGACCACCATCGCGGCGCACCTTGGGCCGCCGGAGTCCTAGATGGAGACCTTGACCGCTCCCGTGTCGCGCGTCGTGACGCCCGGCACGATCCGCCTGGCGCTCTCGCAGGGGGATTTTCTGATCGTCAAGCAACGGCTCAACGCCGGCGAGACGATGGATCTGTTCGAGCGCGCCGCGCCGGAGATCGATCTGACGGTCCCGGGCGCCGTCGGGCGCTTGCCGCCCGCCAAGGTCGGGCTGGCGATCGTGACCGCGTATCTCCTCGATTGGAGTTTCACGGATCCGGACGGGCGGGGCATTCCGCTGCGCGGTCTGTCGGCCGCCGAGAAGGAAGGCGCCCTCCGCGCGATCGATTTCGAGTCGCTGGTCGAGATCATGAACGCGATCACCGCGCACGACGCGACGACGCGGCAGGAAAAAAAACGCCTGGCCGACGCCAACGCATCGTGACGACGCTCCGGATCGCGCGGCGCTGCGCCTGGCGGTACGAATGGGTCGAGGCGCTCGACGCCGAGGTGTACGCAGTGCTCTGCGACGAGCTCCTCAAGGAACAAGCCGACGCGGACCGAGGCCGCGGGTAAATGGCGATCAGCGCGGAATTCACCGCCGATTTTTCGAAGTTCACGGCCGCCGCGGACGGCGCGAAGACCGCCCTGGGCGGCGTGACGGCCGAGGCGGACAAGGTCGATCAGTCCATCCTCAAGGCGGGCGAGGCGCTCGGGCGCGGGTTCGTCGACGTCGGCAAGCAGGTGATCGACAGCGCGAAAGTCTTCATCGAGCAATCGGCGCAGGAGGAACAAGCGACCGCCAAGCTGGTGACCGCCCTCCAGAATCAAGGCACCGCGACGCAGACCTCGATCGACGCGATGGGCGCGCTCGCCACGCAATTCCAGAACACGACCACCTATAGCGACGACATGATCACGAGCGTCGAGGCCGTGCTCGTCCAGGTCGGCAACGTCCTGCCGTCGCAGATGGAGGCCGCGCTGACCGCGACGACGAACCTGGCGGCCGGCCTCGGGATCAGCCTCGATACCGCCGCGAAAATGGTCGCGAAAAGCATCGGCAGCGGCGGCGAGTCGCTCGGCAAGTTGAAAGTGATTCTCGGCGAGACGATCAAGCCAGGCGCGGACGCTGCGCAGATCCTGCAAGCCATCAACGATAAATTCGGCGGCCAGGCGGCGGCGCAGGTCGACACCTACGCGGGCAGTATGGAACGCCTCAACAATCAGGTCGACGATTTCAAAGGCAAAGCGGGCGACATGATCGTCAAGGCCCTCAAGCCGATGCTCGAGGCCTTCAACGCGATGCCGGACACCTTGAAGACGGTGATCATCGGCGCCGGCGCGCTGATCACCGCCTTTACGCCCGTGGCGATCGCGATCGGGGCGCTGACGCCGGCGGTGACCGCGCTGGCGGCCGCGCTCGGGATCACGCTGGTCGGCGCGCTCGGCGCCGTGAGCGCGCTCCTCCTGCCGGGCGCGATCCTGCTCGGCGGGATCGCCGCGGTCTATCTGGCCTTCAAGCACTGGGATCAGATTACGGAGTTCGCGCGCCAGGTCTACGAGGGCGTCAAGCTCTGGCTGGTCGACAAGTTCACGGCGATCGTCGGGTGGGTCACCGACAAGATCAACACCATCATTGCCGCCTTCCGGAACATGATGGCCGTCGTCGTCGGCGGATCGTATGTGCCGGATATGGTGTCGGGGATCGCCGACGAATTCCGGAAACTCGATCGCGTCATGGTGCGCCCGGCCGTCGACGCGGCCGGCGCGGTCTCCGGCGCGATGGGCGGCCTGTCGGGGCCGGCCCTGGCGACGGCGGGCGGCGGCGGCGGGGCCGTCACGAATACGTTCTACGTCAACGGCACGGCCGAAGACGTCGCGCGCACGATTTCCGCGGAAATCATGCGGACGATGAAAGCGGGCGCGAAAGTCGCCTCGAGCTAATGCCGACGCAACCCGCGATCCTCGGCACCGCGCGGCTCGGCAATTTCCGCCTGGGCTATGTGCCGGCCGCGCTGCGCGCGATCCGCGCCACGCGGATCCGGATCTATCTCGACGGCGAGCTCGCGACGACGCGCGTGCGGCGGGCGGGGTTTCAGATTCGCGACGTCCTGAACGATGCGCCGAACACCTGCACGCTGACGATCGAGGGCGCGCCGCCGCCCGAATCCGGCATGGCGCTGCGGATCACGATCAACAGCGACACGCCGCGGCTGCTGTTTAACGGGACACTCCAGGTCGACGGCGAGACGTTCGACGGCCGGCCGTCGCAACTCGCCTATCCCTGCCACGCGATTGACGACACCGCCCGGCTGAACTACCTGCGGCCGTTCGGCCTGTGGGCCGGCGTGTCGGCGACGACCGTGGCGCAACAACTCGTCGCGCAGTTCGCGCCCGGGTTCACGGCCACGGGCGTGCAGGCCGGCCTGCCCCCGGTTACCGTCGCCTTTGACGGCAGCGAAGGCTTTAGCGGCTGTCTGCGGCAACTCGCGAAACTCGTCGGCGGCTACTTCTACGTCGACGACCTCGACGTGCATGTCTTTCTGACCGAGGCGACCGAAACGCCGGACGCGATCACGGGCGCCACGCCGTTGCAGTACGAGCCGAAGATCACGCAAACGCACGAGGACTCCCAACTACGGACGCGCGACTACGGCCGCGGCCATGCCGAGGCGCTCGTCGCGGACTGTGTGGCGGGCGAAACGATCCTGCCGCTCGCCGGCGTCGCGCTCTACACCCCGGGCGGCGGGCGCCTCATCGCGAGCGTGACGCCGGACGGGAGCGCGACCGAACGGCTCACGTATACCGGCCTCCTCGCCGGCGGCGCCGGCGCGCTGGTCGGCCCCGGCGTGGTGCCGAGCGTGGCCCCGACGCTGGCGCTCGCGACCGGCGCGGGCGTCGAGAGCGGCACGCACCTGGGCGCCTATACGTTCGTGACGGCCGCCGGCGAAACCCAGCCGTCGCCGACGCGATCGATCCTCGTCGGGCCGGTCGTCGATCCGTCGGTGGCTGAAGTCGTCGCGTCGTTTCCCACGCCGGCGTCGTCGGCCCTGACGATCGGGGCCACGTATCGCTATGTCTACACGCTCCTCGGCGTCGGGCCATCGACGCCGGGCGGGATCGGCGAGACGCTGCCGAGTGCGCCCTCGACCGGCGTGGTGTGCGTCATGAACGGGGCGGGCAATCCGCAGGCGCTCGCCGGGGGGAACGGCAGCGCGTTCGGGAATGTCAAGACCGACGCCGGCGGCGTGCTCCGGAACGTGAACTGGTACCGCAGCGTGAACGGCGGCCTCTATCGCTATGTGCCGAACCTCGTGAACCTCGATACCACCTATTCCGACGCGAACATTGCGTCGAATCCCGTGCCGCCCAGCGTGAACACGACGTCGGGGAATCAGGTCACGGTCGGCGGCATCGCGATCGGGCCGACCGGCACGACGGCGCGGAAATACTACCGGACCGCGGCGGGCGCGTCGCAACTGAAACTGCAGCAGACGATCGCCAACAACACCGCGACGGTCGGCGTTGTCGACGCGACGCCCGACGCGAGCCTCGGGGCGAACGCGCCGACGAGTGACACGTCGGGCCTCGTGCAGCAATTTGGCCAGGTGAACGCGGGATCGACCGCGCTGCCGACCTCGAGCGCGGCGCCCTTCGCGGCGGCGGGCGGCTGGGTGCGGACGTCGGCCGACGACGTGGTCCGCTACACCGGGATCACGGGCAACACCTTGACCGGCATCCCCGCCGCCGGGCCCGGCGCGATCGTCACGTCGATCCTCTACAACAGCCAGGTCGTCGCGGTGCCGGTGCTGATCGGCGTGGCCGGGCTCACGACGGCCCTGGCGAAAGGCGCCCGCGTGCATGTCTGGGTGCAGCGCGATGATCTCTCCGCCCAGGCGGCGGCGGCGGCGCGCGAGAGTACCGCGACCTATACGAGCAGCGGGATCCATGAACACCTGATCATCGACGAGCGCCGCGCCGAGGCCTCGCTCGCCGCGCTCTGTGACGCCGACCTGGCGCTCTTTGCGCGGCCGATCGTGACCGTCGTGTATGCGACGCGCGACGTCAAAACCAAAAGCGGCAAACCGATCACGATCAGTCTGACGAGTCCGGCGATCGCCGAGACCCTCACGATCCAAGACGTGACGATCGATCAGATCGACGTCGCGCCGGGGACGCCGCCGCGGTTCACGGTCACGGCCTCCTCGGTCCGCTTCTCGCTCGAGGACACCTTGCGCCGCTTGTCCGCGCAGTTGGAGAGCTAACCGATGCCGCTCGATCGCACCTGGTACAACACGCTGATTCAGGACGACGGTTCGAACACTGTCGGCACGGCCTGGGGCAAGC